GATGGCCTCGACGTCCTCGCGCTCGCTGAGGCGCACGGTTGCGATGCCACGTCCGTTCTCGATCCGCGCCGAGTCGGGCGCGACCGAGCCGATCACGGCATCGAGCTCGGTCAGCTCGTGCACCCTCAGGAAGGGCGCACCGGCATTGAGCCGTTCGAGCCGGACATGCGCCGGATCGAGGCTCAGTTCCTCGTCATAGGCGTCGCCGAAAAAAGGCACGCGACGCACCCGTGCGCCCGTCGACCAGACCACCTCGACGGTGCGCGTCTCGGGATTGATCGTGTTCGGGGACAGCTCCGCCGTCCGGCGCAATGCCGGCAGTTCAATCGTCTGCTCTGTTACGTGATCGCTCGTTGCCGCTATAGTCGTCACTGGTGGCTTCCTTTTGTGGCTGTCTGCTACAAGGGCCCGACGACGGAAGATTGCCGATCGGTTCTTTGCAAATATTGAGAGGGTAGAGCCCTTCGGAGATGAGAGTATGTCCAAAGCAAAGGCGGCAATTGAAGCCGCTCGTGGATGGCACAAATTTGGATTAGCCGTTTCGGCTACGGCGCTAGTTCTGCTTTTTGCACCGCAAAAGGCTAATTTTTCTGCTGCACTTGATGAAGCCTATGCATTGCGCGATCTAAAAATCGAAGAGTACGAAGGCTTTATCAGGGGCTTCATAGGTCAAAATACTCTATTACCGCCAAGGCCGAGCATGAGACCCGGCGACTGGTCGCTCAACATCACGACCTTCCTAAACTCAGAGCTGGGTCAGAGCGTACTCGACGGAGATTTTCCAAATCCCACGTGGGACATCGACATCATCGTTGACTATGAACGCCCGCCAAATGATGGAACTCTTGCAGATTGGTTTCAGTGGATCAGGTCATCGCAGCCAGCCAGCTATTTTCACCCGGACTGGGCGACCGCGAGTTTGTCGATGTCTCGGGATCCAGGCAGTGCCACGCCACTGGTCAGACATTTCAGTGTTAAACCGTCGGGCTTCAGACGATCCAAGGGCAACTACACTTTTCGAGCCTATCTTGATCTTCGGATCACACTAAACGACCAGTCGAAGTACGCAAACGAACGTGCAGACCGTGAGGATTGGTGGTCGGAGCTTGAAGCAGCTGACGTTCGCCGGTTAGGCAAAGAGCGCTTCATCGAGCTAGGGCCTGATCGTTGGATCATTGAAGGCGATGTCGATAGCGCGCGCCGACCGGCGACTGGCAGTGTCAATGATTGGCTTCGGCAGAGCGGAAGGTGGGATAGGCTCTCACACACCAGCAACCTTGGTGAGGCTACCTTACCGGGCATTCGGGAACACTGGGCCCAACTTGCCGGAATGTCGCTTGCAGCCGCGATCTCCTACATGGAAGCAACTCAGAGGGAGATAAATTCGGTAAGCCTACTGGGGGTGCCAGTCCCAGGTACACTATGTGTTGTGGCGATCCCATTGGCGTATCTGCTGGTTCATCTGTCTCTTCTCCTTGACGTTCGATTCCTGAGGTCGCTTCAGCGTTCCGATGTCGAGATAGATCCGAGCGAAGCGCCGTGGATGGGTCTCTATGACGACACCCTTGCCGTCTGGGCCACGGCGACGTCGATTGTCGCTATGCCGGTAGTTTTAACCGGCGGGCTCTTGCTCAGATATCATCCAATTGTTGACATTCCTGTGTTGGTGACAAGCATTGTCGCCTTAATTGTCGCTGGCGCTATTCAGGTTATTGCGCTCCATTGCACTACAACGGTTCGCAGAGCTTTACATGCGCCTTCAGCAGACAGTTGACGTTCCCTCGGTCAAGTCCCGTCGCCGTCCGGGGCATCCGGATCGGTCGCGAGGTCGGACTCGGCCGGCGCATTAGACTGCGCGCTGCCGGTCTTGGTGACGCGGCGCGGATCGCTGTCGAGAACGATGCCGAGCTCGTCGAGCTTGGCATTGGTCGCAGCGATCTCGGCCAGCACCGCGTCGGGATTGCGGCCCTTGCGGGCGATCGCCTCGGCGAGCGTCTCGGTGCCGGAGCGAATGGCCAGAAGATCGGCCATGGCATCCTTTTGCGGATCGACCGCTTCGAACTTGGGCGGCGACCACTCGACACGGACAATCGGCTCGGGGATATGCCCCGCTGCCCACGCCGCGGCGGTAAACCAGTTCCAGACCCGGTCGCAGAAAAGGGGCACGAACAGCTGCCACTGCACCGCGTCGATCATGCGGCGGAACTCGACCAGCCCCGCTCGGATCGACGAGTAGTTCACTTGGCTGAGGTCCCCGGTGAGAAGCTCGTAGGGCACCCGAAACCCCGCTGCGACGGTGTGCAGGCTGGCTCGCTTGTACTCGGCATAGCCACCGGTCGCCGCCGGCTGGTTGAAGCGAATCTCCTTGCCGCCACGGGCGTAGGCGATGAGCCCCGGCTCGAACTGCTCGACGCGGTTACCGTCCGCGTCCACCACCGTGGGCGCGATCCCCTGTTCCGCCTCATCGGCGCCGAACACGATCGCGGTCACGCAGGCCTCGGTCTTCTTGCGCACGATCTCGGCGATCTCGTAGTCGTCGAGGTCGCGCAACGCACGGATTACCGGCGCCCCCCAAGGAACCCCGCGCGCCTGAGTCCGCTGTTTCTCGTAGACATGGGCGATCTCGGCGGCCGGCACGGCGACGCTCTTGAAGCCACCCTGCAGCGCCCCAAAGGCATCGCCCGGATGGCGGGCATACAACCAGTAGGCGCGCCGGCGACCAATGGCATCGAACTCGACCCCCTGAACCGCTTGTCCCGACCCGACATCCCCGTTCTTCGTGTTGTCGAGAAAGTCTGCCTCGAGCACCTGCACCTGGACCGGAATGGCCAAGCCGTCCGCAGCGCGACGGGGGCGACGACGGACAAGGACCTCGCCGCCTTCGATCATCTCCCGGCACACGAGGGTCTGCAGGCCATAGAAGTCGAGCTGCCCATCGGCATCGCAACTGCGAGCCCAGGCTTCCCAGAGTTCGTTGACCGTCCGGTCGAGCCGGTCGTCGCCCGACGCCGCGCGCGGCATGATCCCGGCGCCGACGATGTTGTTGACCAGCACCGCCACCGCCTTGGCGGCATGCGGATTGTTGCGCACCAGATCGCGCATGCGATCTCGGAGCAGTGCTCCAGCCGTCGCGATCTCGGTATCGGCCGAGGAGCCGGGCGAACGCCAGCTGTCCGTCCGTCGTCCGCGAGCCGCGCCCTCGTAGCCGCGCGAGAGGCCTTCGAAGGCCTGGCGTGCCAGAAGGCGTCGTGTCGCCGTCCGAGGTGAAACCATTGCAATGGCCCGGTCGAACCAGGTCGGACGCATCAACGGTCACCCCGATTGAAGCCAGCGAGCCCGGCGACGGGCAACGGATTGCTGGCGCCCGTCATCGCACGCTCGATGGTGCGGATCCGACCCAACAGGTCTTCCGCCGAGCCGTACTCGACCGACATCCCGTCGTAGCTGACTCGCAGCGTCCCGCTTGCATAGGCGCGCCGCAGCGCCAAGAGCTCGGCTTCGGTCCAATCTGTCATTCTTGTGCTCCTGGCCGTATGATCGCGCACGTGGGGACGCACCTTGAGTGACAAGACGCGACTGAAACGAAAGGCTCAAGTACATGAACGAGAAGAGATTTCGGCGGAACGTGATCTTGATTATTCTTGCCTACACACTTGCAATTGGTGCGCTGATTATTGTTTGCGTTATTTTTCCAGATGAAAAATCAATTGAATACAAAACGCTACGTGACCTAATTCCTTTGATAATCGCGATCCCAGCGGCTTGGCTTGCATACTCCTTCCAGAGACGCCAGTCGTACCTAAAAAACGTTCGTGATCTTTACTCGCACATGGTCAGAGCTACCCAGGACGCGATACAGTACACGCACTTGGAGAAGCCAAGCCAAGAACAATTCGGGAATGTGCAAAAATCACTTTCTTCGACAATCGAAGAAATTCGTGCTGTATTCTTGAACCTTGGCCAAACCGAAGAGCGAGTTGGGCTCTATCCCTTTGAGGGCATCAAGACGATTGTCGGCACCTTGAACGGTCTTGGTTTCGGCGACGATCTTACAGCAGAAAACCGAAAAGCTGCCCGCGATTCGATTATCGAGGAGTGGAAAGAACTCAGGAAGCACTTCCTGTCTGAATGTGCCCGCGGGATCCCGATCAACCCACATAGCCCTTATCTACAGTAGTATCTGTCAGAACCATCCTTCTTTGCGCCCGAGCCACTCGGAGCGCCGTTTGCCCTTGGGCTCAGGCGACACGCGGTTCACCACGCCGGCTGTCGCCTCGTCCTCGGAAGGCACGCCCAGCTGTTCCTCCAGGTCCTGCCATTTGGCATCCGACCAACGGTCTGCGCCGGCGATCCAGGCAGCGGCGCGGGCATAGACCCGGCAATCGAGCACCTCGTTGCGTTCCCGGAGCTTCTGCCATTCCAGCCGCGCGAAGCCGCGCTTGGTGCGCACGGTGACAAGCTGCTCGGCGACGAGCTGCTTGAGCCATTCGGCATCGACCCAGCCAGGCAGATGCACCGTGCCGGCCGGGAAGCGCGCACCGTTTTCCAGATCCTCGTTGGTTGGACGTTCGAGCCTGAGAAAGCGGTAGGTCTCGGCCTTGAAAGTCGAAACCGCGACCGTCCAGAGCCGTGCGCCGCGGCGCAGACGCTTGCCGGCATCGGTCGCGTCCACATAGGTCGGCCCCGAAACCGGACTCGCCCGGTTGAATCCCTCAACGCCCTTGATCGGTGCGACTTGCGCGAAGCCCTGTCGACGGGCCCAGGCGTAAACCGCTGGCGCCTCGTATCCGGTGTCGATCGCGAGCTTGGCGATCTTCAGATAGGCGCCACGTTCGTGTCGCCAGGTTCGATCCAGGAGCCGGGCGAGGGCGTCCCAGGCTTGCTCGCGTTCCGGCCCGCCCTCGATCACGATGTGATCGACGAGCCAGCTCTCGAGCTCCCGGCCCCAGGCCCAGACATCGATCTCGATGCGGTCCTTCTGGACGTCGGCGCCGGCAGTCAGGAACAGACCACCCGACGGAATTGAGCTCGCTTTCCAGCGTTCGCGTCGGTCATAGAGGCGTTGCCAATCCGGGGCTTCGCCTGTCTCGACCCAGGTCTCGCCCAGCACGGTGTTGCGGAAGGCCCGAATGGCCTCGTCTGACCCCTGAGCCGCCTCCCACGATCGCGCGATGCGCTCCCAGGAGAGCCAGCCGACAGGCGAATAGAGCGCCGACAGATGAAACCCTATCGTCGACGGATCGACCGTATCGGCCGTACCGCGCCACTCGCCCGCCTCGAGCATCCTGGTCTTGTGATGCTCGGCGATGGGTTCCTCACAGGCGGCGCAGTGGTAGGCAGCCGTCTTCGGCTGTCCCTTCTCCCAACGCAGCCGCTCGAACTCGAGCCACTGCATGTGTCCGCAATGGGGACAGGGCACAAAGTATCGCCTTTGGTCCGAAGCCTCGTATTCCCGCTCGATGCGGGAGAGCCCACGGACCGTCGGCGTGGAAACCAGAAACACCTTGCGCCGATGCGCAAAGGTGAGCGAGCGGGCCTCGGCCAGTGTGACCGGATCCCCTTCCTCGTCTGCGGAGGCCGGATAGGCATCGACCTCATCGAGGAAGATGTAGCGGGCCGGCGTCGAACGCAGGCCGACGGCCGAATTCGCTCCAGTCATGATTAGGATGCCGCCGGCGAATTCCTTCGACAGCATAGTGTTGCCCGCGTCCCGCGAACGCGCTGGTTTCACCCGATCTCTTAGCGATGTGCTTTCCTCGATCAGGGGATCGATGCGCTGCCGCGAGTTGCGTTTGGCGAGCTCCACCGTCGGCTGGACAGCCAGCGCCGGTCCCGGCGCCTGGTGGATGATGAAACCAATCCAGTTGTTGCCGGCCTCGGTGGCGCCCACCTGGGCGGCCTTCATGAATACGATGCGCTGCGCCGAATGACCCGGCGAGAGCGCATCCATGATGTCCTTCATGTAAGGCGTTCGTCCGGTGCGGTATCGGCCGGGCTCGGCCGAGGCCCGGGCTGCCAGCATGCGATGCCGGTCCGCCCATTCGGAAACCGTCAGCCAGGGATCCGGCTCCAGGCCGGCGCCCCAGGCGCGTAGCAGGGTCTCAGCGCCGTCGAA